CGGGGCCTCTAATCAAACCAAACTGCTTAGGAGAATGGAATGACTACCCACAACGATAGAACAGATTTGCTCGGCTCTTTTGCGAGGGCCGCTTAATTGTACGAGGCGTACATACAGGCGGCTCCGGGGATAGATGCCCCGGAGCTGCCGCGCAACGGCAAGAAAGTTGTGTGGTGTACGCCGTGCATGAAGCGGCCCACCGATCCGCTACTCGGTGCGCTTGCATCGGCAAGCCAGGTGGTGAACGCTGCGGGCTGGGAAGAGCAGTGGGTTAGCGAAGTCGGCAATCCGTATATTTCGAATGCCCGCAACGCGATGCTGCGCAAGGCGCTGGACGCCAAGGCCGATGTGATTGTGTTTCTCGACTATGACCTGTCGTTTTCGCCCGGCGCACTGCTCAAGCTGATCGAAACCGAAGGCGATGTTGTAGCGGGCACCTATCGCTACAAAGACCCTGACGGCCCCGAAAGCTATATGGGCAAGATTTACACCCGCGACGACGGACGCCCGCGCGATATGCGCCCCGATGGCACGATCAAGGCATCATGTGTGCCCGCGGGCTTTCTGAAAGTCACCAAAGAGGCGGTGGATCGCTTCATGGGGGCCTACCCCGCACTTTGTTACGGGCCGCGATACAATCCGCACGTTGACCTGTTCAATCATGGTGCGTTCGGTAGGCTGTGGTTTGGCGAGGACTATGCGTTCTCGCGCAACTGGAACGATCTTGGCGGCGAAATCTGGCTAGTTCCCGATCTCGACATAACCCACCACGATACCGAAGGCCGATCTTTCCCAGGAAATTTTCACCGCTTTTTATTGCAGCAGCCGGGCGGCGTGAACGACCCAGCGAGGAACGACGATGGCCGGTAAGGACACAATGCGGCTTCGCATTCAGGACGAATGGCAGGACGAATTTCTGTCGGATGCGCGGGTCAATGCGGCAATCGAGAGCGCGATCAAGCACTATGAGCGCCGCGAATTCTATTTCACCCGCCGGAATGGCTCGTTCAATACCGTGGCGGATGACGCAAGCTACAATCTTATAACGGATGCCTTTTCCGGCGTGTTCAGCGGCGTGCTGCGTATTCGGACGATGACGGTCACACAAAGCGGGATCGACTCGCCTGTTCTGCCAATTGACCGTTCCTTGCTGACATCGTTGCAAACCGGAAGCGTCAAGGGCCTGCCCACGCATTACACGACCTACATCACATCTGGGTCAGGTCAGTTCATGACGCTCTATCCGATCCCTGACGCGGTGTACGCGATTTCCATTCAGGCGGCGGGCAAGCTTGCCAATGGTTCAGCCGATGAACTGTGGTTCACCGAGGCTGAGGAACTCATTCGTTACAAATCGAAGGTAATACTTGCGATTGACGTGCTTAACGCGCCGGACTTGGCCGAAGGCCCGGCAGCGCTAGAGCGCGCGGCCTTTGCCGAGCTTATGGCGGAAACTCGCCGCCGCGACCCCGAGCCTCGCTTGATGATGCCGGACATTGCCACGCAACGCCAATTCAATATCTACACGGGCTAACGATGCTTATTCCCTTTGCCGAATGGCGACCCGACGCGGCAGCGCTTGCGCCCGACGCTGGGCAGGAAACGTTTGGTGTGGTGCCGACGTCTTACGGATACGGCCCGGCCCCCCGCTTTGCCGCCGTGACGAGCGCCATTACCGCGCGGGCGCAAGGGGCCATATCGGTTCGCGATTTGGCGGGTGCCATCCACAATTTCTGTGGCGACGCCACGAAGCTCTACAAGATGGCGGCGGACGGCCTGTCATGGGCTAATGTCTCCAATGGCGGCGGCGCACCGTATGCTTGCCCGTCAGATGGCCAATGGAATTTCTTCCAGTTTGGCAATTCGCTTATTGCGATCAACGGCGTTGACGCGGCACAGGTCTATACGCTCGGCGGCGGCGGCAACTTCGCAGCTCTTGGCGGGTCGTCGCCGGTCGCCAATTTCGGAACCGTGGTTAGGGGTTTCGGCGTCATGGGCCGCATAGCGAGCGCCTGGAACCGCGTGCAATGGTCAGGTATTGAGGATGTAACGACCTGGGCATCGAGCGCCACGACGCTTTCGGATGCACAAGACATACCGGAGGGCGGCGCGGTCATGGGCATGACCGGCGGTGAATACGGCGTCGTCTTTCAGGAACGCGCCGTCACCCGCATGTCGTTTGAAGGCCCGCCCACAGCATTCAGGTTCGACAAGATCAGCAACACGCTTGGCTGCCGGGCATCCGGTTCGATAGCGGCCTATAAGGATATGGTGTTCTGGCTGTCCGACGATGGCTTTTACCAAATCGACGGTGGACTGAATATTATTCACATCGGGGCGGAAAAGATCGACCGCTGGTTCGAGGACGAGTTCGACGGCAATTACCCCTATCGGATTACATCGTGTATTGACCCGATCCGCAAATTGTATGTCGTGTCGTTTCCCGATGGCAATGACAGCGACACTCCTAACCAGATGTTGTTTTACCATTGGCCGACGCAGAAATGGTCACGGGCGGGCCGGACGCACGAGATGGTGTATGCCGCCGCCAACCAATCAAGTTACACGCTTGACACACTCGATACATTGTCCGGCAGCCTCGATGCACTGACGCTCTCTCTTGACAGCCGGACCTACACGGGCTCGGGCCGCTTGCAGCTTTCGGGCTTCGACACACTTCATAAATCCGGGTTTTTCGACGGCGCACCTGAGACTGCCGTTATCGACACCGGAGATATTCAACTAATTCCCGGCAGAAAAAGCCTGGTGCGGTCATTCAGGCCGGTCATCCAGGGTGCGATAGGTGCTGGTGAGCAAATATTCGGGTATGTCGGCTATCGGGACCGGCAGCAGGATAGTCTTACCAGTACATCTCTTATTGCAGCGACGGAAACCGGCATGGTGCCCGCCCGCGCTGGGGCGCGATACCACAGGTTCAAGATACAGTTTTTGGTCAACGATTGGGACCACGCCATCGGCATTGACGATGTGAAAGCAAGCCCACTTGGGAGGCGCTAAATGAAAGCTTGGCTATTGATTTACATCCTTGAAGGCGATCCGGTCATGCTGGCCGATTATGCCACTGAGATCGAATGTACGACGATCCTCGTGTCGGTGAGGGCGGCAAGCACGACTGTGGAAGGCAATGTGCATCGCTGCTTGAAGCGGACTGATTATGAAACCGCGCTCGCCATTGCCGACCGCCGCAATTATGAAATCTGGAAACTCGAAAGAGACTGACATGCTCGGGAAACACAACAAGGAAGCCTGGAGCCGCGAACACGTCAAGGCTCCGGTGCGGTGGCAGAGTGCCCCCGGGCATCCGCCCACGCGGCTTGCCTATATCACCGATCAAGAGGCCATGGCTCTCAAGCAGCTTGACCTGCACAATTCCGGCATTCGGACTGAGGATCATTTCGGCCCCAAGGGCTTGCCGTCATACAACGGCGCTGGCGGCGGCGCGTACAGCCGCACGTCTGGCGATAGCGATGACGATGACAGCTACTTCGGAGACTTAGGCTATACTGATCCCGGACCAGGCTCGCTTGGCGGCGGCTATACGAGCCTAGGCAATGACTTCGGCGGCGGCGGCGACATGAGCTATGGCGGGGCCGATCTTGGCTCGCTTGGCGGTTCCGTGTCCGGCCTTGGCAGCGGCATGGATAGCGGCGGGTTCGATGGCGGCAATGCCGGGTCATACGGCAGCCCCGGAAGCTTTGAGAGCGGCGGCTATAACTTCAACGGGCTTGGCGGCGATGCAGGGACAGCGGGGCTAAGTAATTTCAACGGGCTAGGCGGCTCGCCGGGCTTCTCAGCCTCTCAATTTGGTGGGTCAGACAATATTGGATACAGCAACCCCGCGCAGTCTGGTGCGGCACTGCGCTCGGTCGTGAATAACATCGATATGATGGCTCGCTCAGACCCGCAAGCGGCTGAAATGATGGCTCGGCACCTCGGCTATAAGGGTGCGGGGCTTGCCGGATTTCTTGGCACGCTTGGGCACGAAAGCATGGGGTATAACCCCGATGTAATCAGCGGCAAGCTTCGCGGCGATCAAGGCACCGCGTGGGGTGTGGCCCAGTGGCGCGGCCCGCGTCAGACACAGGCGCAAGACTACTTGTCGGACATGGGCATTCCGCAAAATAGCCTGCCCGGACAAGTTGCTGCGGCTGTCAATGAATTGCAAACCGACTTTCCCGGTGTGAACAGCCAGCTAATGGGCGCAACATCAATTCCGCAAGCCGTGGCGGCGATGAATGCTTTTGAACGCCCGGCGGGCTATACCCCCGGCGGAAACCCGGCGAATGTCGCTGGGTGGCGGGATCGGCTAGCCCGCGCCAACGATGTCGCGGCGGGCGGCACAATGACCGCTTGGAATAACCAGCCCCCGGCAGGCGGCTACACGCCTTCAACGGCAGGGCCTGTAACGCAGGTTGCCGGTCCATGGGCACCGCCTAGCCCGAATATCCCGCGCCCGCCGACGCTTGCCGAAATTGACGCCCCACAGCGCTACACACAGGCCCAATTCGGCCCGCCCCAGCCGCCTAACCCGGCGCTGCCGCAAGCCGTTGCGCCGCCTCCTGCGCTCCTTGGCGGGCGTCAGCAGTATTTCATGCCAGGCGGCCCCCCGATAATCCCCGCTCCTGACTTCCCGGCCCCGATGTCCAATGAAAAGGCCAAGGGGGATCGCCTAGATAGGCTTGAGAACATTCTCCAAGCTCCTGTCTTCACCGGCTCAATTCCTTCTACCGGCCCTGCGCCCGCCAATCTGTCCGGCATCGGCGCTCCCGAGGGCTCTATGGCCCCGTCGTGGCAGCGCTCCAATCGCGCCACCGACGCGATCAAGCAGCAGAAGAAGCTGGACGATTGGTTTGAGAAAAACCCGCCGTCCATGTACCGCCCCGCACCCACGGTCATTCCGCCCGAGGGCGGCGGGTATGCTTCACGTGAAACATTGGACCCGAATGCAGGCGTCGTGCTTGCCGGCGGCGAGGGCAGGGATACCCCGCTATATGGCAGCGGCAACAAAGACCGCTTGCTGGCCGAGGGCCTGACGGAAAGCCGCACTCAGCCCAAGCCCACGAAACAGGCTGCCGACAAGACGGCCAAGCCGAAGCCCAAGCCGGGCGATAAGGACGGCAAGCCTAAGCCGAAAAAGAAGAAACGCTACCCGCAATATTGGCCGGGCTACACGCAATATTGGGCCGGGCTGCCACGCGGCCTCATGGGGCGGTTTCCGCAGACATGACAACCCGCGATTTCCCGCACCTCAAGAAGCCAGCGCCGTTTCGTGACCTGGTAGACTGGTTCACCTGGGCCTGCCATCTGTTCGAAGTCGTGTCCACCATGCGGCGCGGCAAAATGGACTGCACCACGGAAATCACCCTCACGCCTTCCGCGGCATCGTCAACGCTGAACGATATCCGGCTGTCACCCTACAGTGTGGTGCTGTTCGATCCGCAGACCGCCAATGCGGCGGCTGAAAAAGCGGCGGGTACGATGTACGTCACCACGGCAAATCGCGGCAACAATGCGTGGACGATAACCCACGCCAACAATGCACAGGCGGACCGACTGTTCCGCGTGCTTATTCTCGCATAGGAGGCCCCAAATGGGCAATTGGCTTAGTGATGTCAAAGACTGGTTTCTCGGGTCCGACAAGACCGCGACGACAAAAACCAACACATCCCCGTGGGGGCCTCAACAGCCCTATCTCAAGGCGGGCTTCAAAGGCGCGGAAAGCTACCTAAAAGGCAAGGGGCCGCAGTATTACAAGGGCTCGACGGTTGCCGGGTTTTCCCCGGAGCAGACGCAATCGCAGCGGCTTGGCGCTGAACGCGCCTTGGCGGGTTCGCCGCTTGTCGATAGCGCGCAAGGCTATGCGGGCGACGTGCTCGGGGGAAAATACCTCAACAGCTTCGACAAGAATGGAGCCTTGTTCAACTCAATTTCATCGCGCGTCATGCCTGCCGTTAACTCGCAGTTTCTCGCTTCTGGCCGCTATGGCTCAGGCGCGCAAGCCGGGCAACTGGCATCCGGGCTCACCAATGCCTATGCGCCTGTCGCGGCTCAAGGCTACATGGCCGAACGCGGGCTTCAACAGGGCGCGGCGGGCATGGCCCCGGAACTAGCGATGCAGGACTGGACCGATCTTGCCGCGCTTGATGCCATCGGCGGGCAAAAGCAGCAACTGGCACAGAAGGAAATCAACGATGCAAGGCAGCGTTGGGATTTTTATCAGAACCAGCCGCTTGAGAAACTGAAAAACTACGGGGCGCTCATTGGGGGAGACTATGGCGGCGTTACAACGTCAAACCAGCCTTATTCTGAGCCGGGCTTCCTCCAAAAAGCTCTTGGGATTGGCCTTATGGGGGCCAGCACCGCAGGCGATCTTGGCTGGCGTCCATTTGGATAGGTAGACACACATGGCCGGTTTTTTCAATTTCAATAACTCCGCGCAATCCGGTATTCCGCCGGAGTTGGCGGGATATTTCGATCCAGAGGGAGCGCGGCGCGCTCAAATCAATGATGCCATGATGGCGGCGGGTGCGTCGCTACTTGGCAGCAGTGGGCGTCAGCCGGTTGGCACGGGTTTCTTGTCGTCGGTGGGCAATGCCGCGATGGCCGGTAAGGGGGCTGCCAAAGAGGCCAAACGCGATTACTATCAGTCCGGCTTGCAGAATTTTCAGTTGGCACAGGCCGCCAAGAAACAGAAGCAAGACGACGCAGAGGCCAAGCGCCGCGACGAACAGCGCCAAGCCTTTGATCGGCTAGTCCCGCAGATGCCGCCAGAGCTGCAAGCATTTGCTCGAGCTAATCCTGATGCGGCCATGGAGGTCTATGCGCGGCGTTTCGAGCAGCCGGACCCGATCAAGAATTTGCAGGCGCAGAAGCTTCAGTATGAAGTTGACGAAATGCGCCGTCCGAAGCCAACGAAATACGAGACGGTAGCGCCCGGCAGCGCATTGGTTGATCCTTCCGGCAAGGTTGTCTATCAGAATGCTGACCGCGCCAAGGCCCCGACTATAACCAAAGTTGTGCAGCCGGACGGTTCGGAGCTCGCCGTGCAATGGGATCAGGATACCAACGCCTGGGTGCCGATCAAGGCCCCGCAGGGCGGCGGCGTGCTGAAACAGCCGAAGAAAACCGAAAGCCAGATCAAGGGCGAGGCGATCTTGCAGGGCGTCGAAAGCTCAATCCAGATACTCGACAAGACATATGATAGCCTTGCCGAAAAGATGAATAGCGCAGCTTCCAGTGTTTACGGCGGGGCGGTTCTCATGTCCGACGATGCCCGCACGGCCAAGGATGCGTTGAGCCAGATCGCCCAGTCCTACATCTATGCACTGTCAGGCGCGCAAGCCCCGGAAACGGAAGTGCAGCGCGTGGTTAATTCGGTCATGCCCGGTCCATTGAACGGGCCGGAGCAGATCGCAGCTAAGAAGGCGCGTATCAGGGACATGATTGAAACTATTCGCTCGCGCGCTCAAGGCGTCAACAGTGCGGTACCGGGGCAGGGCGCACCAAAGCCCAGCGGCCCCGTCGATTATCAAGATTATTTCAAGTAAGGCACCCACATGCCCGTTGTCAGAATGCCGGACGGCGTAGATGTGAGCTTTCCCGATGATATGCCGAAAGAGCAAATCAAGGGGCTCATTCTCAAGAAATTCCCCAATGCAGGCGGACAAGCGCCCACGTCCGCGCCTGCGCCTGTGGCTTCGCCTAACATCACCCAATTCGACCTCATGACTTCGAGTGCGGGCAACCCCAATCGCGGGTCAATGACCAATTCAGCCGTGAACCTGCTGACGTTTGGTCTTGGTGAAAAATTGGGAGCAGCGGCTATCGGCGGCCTCGATACTCTTGTAGAGGGCGGCAATTACAGCGACAATTATAACCGTCAACTTTCCCAAATGCGAGCCGACCAAAAAGCATACGAAGAGCAAAACCCCAAGAAGGCCATGGCGGGCAAGGCTGCCGGTCTGGCGCTTGGCATCGCTCGTGGCCCCGCTTTCAGTGCCCCGCAGGGGGCCGGACTTGGTGGACGTGTCTTGGCGACCGTCAAGACCGGCGCGGGCTATGGCGCAGCGGGCGGCGCGGCACAGGATGCCGACACGCTCAACGAGCGGCTTTCCAATGCCGGTCTAGGCGCGACACTTGGCGGCGCAACGGCAGCGGCTCTATATCCAGTTGCAGCCGGGATTGGCAAAGTCGCCACGGCTCTGACCGGCAAGGGCAAGGCTATCGCTCCCCCCGATGTAGACCAACTACGCGCCACAAAAAACGCGCTCTATGACACAGCCGAGGGTGGCATTGGCAAAGTCAAGATGACCCGCGATCACATCATGAAGCTTGCGCGCGGCTTCAACGAAGTCGGCAAGGAGAGCAACGCTGGCGGGGTGCTCGCAAGCGTCACCGACGATGTTTATAAGTCAACCAACTCGACAATTCGCAAGTTCAACGAGATCGCGGGCGATGTGGTGCGCGGCAAAGCACCCCCGCCCACATTCGGCGAACTGGAAAAGATGCGTCAGAACCTCAACGCCTTCTCGCGTTCGGCGGTGCAGGCGGATGGCAAGATTTCACCTGACGGCCTTATGGCGACGAAGCTCGTTGACGAGATTGACGATCTATTGCTCTCTACACCGTTCAAGACCGCACGCGAGGCTTACCGCACGGTTATCAAGGCTGAGAAGATCGAGCGGGCGTTCTACAAGGCGGAACTCGCGACAGGAGCGAACTACACGCAAGCGGGCATGGAAAC